GCCGTCGGGTAAGCCCTTGTAGTCGCTCATGAATGTGGAAATAGTCTTGGCCACATCGTCGATCATGGCCATGCTGAGTTTGAGCAATTTGCTCTCTGATGTGTCTACACCCAGGGCTTTGAGCCAGTCTTCGTCAAGAGCGTTTTCACTATCAATCAGCACCACAAAGATACCCTGTTCTTGTGCGTGTTTAACAATGTTGCCTGAACAAATGTAGCTTTTGCCTGCACCCGAGTCGCCAGCAAACACAGTGACCTTGCCCAAGGGAATGCCACGATTGAAGTCTCCTGAGATCAAGTAGTTCAAGGCATAGTTGCCTGTGGAGATCCAGTCTGTGGGATCGTTGAAGCCAATTGAAAGGCCGTCAATGCTCTTGGTAATTTCCTTACGAAATTTGCTTACGTCAAATGGTTTTCCCATGTTTATCCTTTAAGGTTGTTTAAATTTTAACACAGAACTTACTGTATATCAATAAAATCTTGTATGTGTATGTTCCTCAGTTTGTCCTGATCATGTATAAATTGATTAATCTCTATTTGATTGTTTACATCAACTGCACATAAATTAGATATCAAATCTAGCCCAAACTTGTTGTTTTTTTCAAACCGTTTTTTGGCGTGTAATGTTAGTGTGTTTGCGTATTTAATGTTTAACGGAGTTGGGTAGTGTAAAAATGCATATGAATGATCAATGTTGTGTTGTTGTGCAAATTCAAAAATGTTTTCCAGGTTGTTAATGTTTAATGCACTTACAGTGGTCCAAAGGTTTAAATTAAATTTACCCGTATCCTGATATGCCAATAAGTTTGTTTTAAATCTTTCCCAATCAATCGGCCAACGTACATAATCATGAACTTTGCCAATTCCATCAAAACTTACTGTAACAGTTACTTTGATTCCACGATCCACTACTGCCAACAACTCATTCAACATCAATGCAGCGTTGGTGTTTACTCGCAATGATTGTAAATTAGGAGGCAAGTTGGCCAGTATGCGTTTGTAGTTTTTACTTGCACTTGGTTCGCCACCGTTGATATCTAATTGAACAATGCGTTCCAATGGTAGTTGCCAGAATTTATCTGAGTTATCTACTATTGGATAATGTTTGCTTTGTAAACTACCAATCTTGGTACTAAGTCTTTGACTGCATGTCTGACATGCACTGTTACAAATGTTATCAAGCACACCACCAAAATGCAAGTAGTCAGATTTGGTTTCCTTTTTGTGATGTTCTAAACTGTGCGAACGAATGCTTTGTTGATTTACCTTTTCGACCTGTTCGCAACGACCGCACTCAACCGGCCAAACGTCTTTTGACATTTGCATAGTTAAGTTAGCCAACCATTTACTAGAATCCATTTCTTCTATGCTACTAAACACAGGTGCATCAATCATGTGGCCGCATCTAGAAACAGTTCCGTCATAGTTAAATCGGGCAAAATGTTTAAGTCTAGGGCACCACATGTAAAATTTTTTTAGCTGTTAAAAATACTTCTTGATAGATGTCTGGATAATTGGATTTGAGCACTTCAAATATTTGGCCAAATGAAACAGTTTGATTTATTAAATTAACTGTTAACACTTCGTCCATTTCAAGATAGAATTTTAATTTTGGATTAAATGGTATATCAGATTTTACCAAGGTATTTGTGCTGGAATTCGTCACGTGCAAATGAGCAAGATCACTCATAGGTCGCAGTGTCAGTGTTGCATCAGTAAATCTTTTTAAATTTAAGATCCAAAATAACTGTGGTGTAATATGCCTGTTTAAAAACAAGTATTGGTTGGCGAACCACAATGCTGTTGTTCTATCTAAACTAGGATCCAACTTGTTGATATATGTTTCCAGTCCTGACAAAAATCTTTTATGTGGATCCCGCACATACACTGTGAGATTCGTTAGACTTTTCACTTCTTCTAACGAAAGAACTCGATGACTCAATGATCGTAACGTATTACTCGCATTTTTGAATATAGGATATATGATTTGATTGTGAGGTGTTATTTCTAACACCTCACAATCATTTGGAAATAATATATGATCCAAATTAGATAACATTACTTGGCCTGACGTGCGCGGATCATGGCCAAAATATCTTCGGCTTTTTGTCCACCTCCTGCAGGTTTTGCCACAGGAGCAGTTGGTGCTGGTGCATCTTCTTCATCAAAGTCGCTGACCGGGGCCGCCACTTTGAGTGCTGGCTTTGCTGAGACTTCATGAACATCACCGTGACCGTCTACTGCTACAGCTGGTGCTGCCGAACCAGCAGGTGCTTGTACACCAGCAGGACGGAAGTATTGTCCCCAACGTTCTGTGTCGTATGGCTGACCATCAACTGATGCTTCAAACATCTCTTTGATAACTTTCAACTCAACATCAGTTGGCTTCTTGGGCAAGAATGTGCTCAAGTCAAACAAGCCATGTGCATCAACTGCGGCTTGTTCTGCTTCAGTCAGGGCTGACTCTTTACGTGCCCACTTTGATCCGTTGTAGTCAGCAAACCCGCCCTTGGCACCTTTGCTGATACGGAAGTCCAGACCACGCAAGTAGTCTGTTGGCAATTCTTCCAGTTCAGGATCCATCAAGGCTCCTTTGATAGTTGTAAAGATTTGTGGACCAATGATAAATCTACGGATTGGATTCTCTGGTGACTTGTCATCGCTCAAGGGGTTTTCGCGAACGAAACCTTGGAAGATGTAACTGCGTTTCTTCCAGTACTTACGGCCCATGTCTTCAAGGCTCTTGTCCTTGAACCAGGTGCGTACTTCTGCCAAGATTGGGCAAGCTTCGTTCCACATTTCCACGCAAGGTACTTGTACCATAACTTGCTTGGAGTCCATCTCTCCTTTGACGCCGTTGAATGGCAAACGAATCATTGCTCGTTCTTGCCAGAAGAAAGTGTTTTTTGTATTACCGTCGGGGAGGAAGCGTAGTGTAGCCGATTGGCCTTCTTCCATGTTCCAGTGCGGGTAAATTGAATTATCTCCGCGTTCGGTGGATGATCCACCTTGTTTTGATTCTGCCGCTTGTAAACGTGCGCGAATATCTGCTAATGATGCCATATTGTGTTGCCTTTCTTGTGCGTTAATATGATTTTAAAATTTAAGTCTTGCTTAAATGCTGCCTACAAGGTTATTTTAACACAGCCTGTCTGTGTTTCCTACCAGTACGGTAGAGAATTTTGCCTAACTTGTTGTTTACGGAAGTGTGCGCCACTACGCACACTTCTTTTGTATGTTTATTTATATTATTTGAGCAAAGCCAATGATTTTATTCTTGCCAAAACAGCATCGCCTTCACCTATAACAGGGGCCATACCGCCTGCCACTGTGCCCATTTCATACATGCCGCCACATTCTGCCAAGCCGTGTTCCGGGCAGTATTCGCCTTCCATTGTGCTGTTGCAAGATCCTTCATGGACCACAGGGGCGTCAAACCCACTCATGACTTCAAATGTGTTGAGCACGTCAGCTTCAGGCATGATCATGCCGCTGTTGCTTTCCGTAACGCCAAGTTCATCTGCCAGGCGATCGCTAATCCAGTTATAAGGATCGCCAGTACGTGCTTTCATTGTGCCATAAGGCATTTCACCATTGTCACTGTAGTAGTCATACAAGGCATGATACAGGTCATCATCAAGGTCACCGTTGGCTTCGAAGTTTTTGACTTCGTGTTTGAAACGGTTTAGAATGTGTTCAAGTGTTTCGCCTGCAGAGTCCATGAGTCTGCTTTCGGTGAATTTGTCAAAGGCTGCACCACCTGCAGACAACAAAGCAGCTTTGAGTATTGGCACACCGGCCGCTTTTCGCATGGTATCAAGTGTGCTTTCGAATGTGGCCAGGTTGTCACCTTCCGCCATGCCTTCTGCCACAGGTTGTTGTGGCACAGGATTAGGTGCCACACCAGCGTCCACAGGAGCAGTTGCGCCTGTTTGTGGTTCAGCAGGATTACCTGGAGCAACAGGCTCTGGCAACTCAATGCCCAGTTCAGCCAGGCGATTCATGACTTCTGTATCGTTCCAACAGTTGGCTCTGGGATCTTGATCAGCAAGAGCATGTAGTCGATCAAACAATTCATCGTCGCCTACCAGGTCATACAGTTGTTCTGTTGCATTGGTTGCATCAGGACCAACAATGAGTTCTTTGGTCATGAGTGTTTTTAACTTGTCCAATTGTTCAGGAGTTTCGGGCAGGGTCCATGTGCCTTCTGCTAGATTGTTGATCCAGTTTTCAAAAATATCTGCTTCTTTCATTTCGTGTCCTCTTTGCTGAATCTTGGCCAGCAGTGGTAATGCCGCTTCAATACGGCTGTCTATACTCTGTTCGATAAACAGAGTCTTGATGTTGTCAACAACACCCTCTTGTTCATTGATCGTAGCAGGATGCCACGATTCAAAATACTTGGCATAGCCACGGCCCGTGGCCATGTGCTTGAGATTTTCACGCAAGGTTTGATAGTAAGCGTGTGCTTCTGTCACTAACTCTTGTGTGACGCCTTCTAGTATACGAGTTGCGCTGGCACGATTGAAACGGCTCAACACAGCAATTTCGTTTACTGTTTCTGAGATGTGACATCCACGAATGTCATAGGGCTTGCCACCTTGGCGCACATGTTCCAACATGGCTCTAGCGCCACTTAGACTTTTGAAACCCAGTTTAAACTTTTCGCCTTCGGCAGTTTCGATAAACATCCGATCAATGTGACGATAACGTGCGTCGCCTTCACCCAAGGGTTGGCTGTGAACAATTTGCAGTCGGGCTTGAGTTGGTTCACCTGCGTAACTGACTTTACGTGTACCGTAGTAGCCTTCAAACAGGCCCTCTTGAATGGCTGCCATGCCTTGCATGGTGTGCTTGAGTTGGTTGATATCTGCTATGCTGTGTGTCCAACGATTGCTTGTGGCTTTTTGGTTCAGGTGCTGTAAGAAATCAAAGAACTCTGATTTGTCATCACCTTCCATGGTACGGCCTAGATTGTCCCCGTACATGATCTTCATTTCGTTATCACTATCCAGCACAATAACCATTGTACCATAGTTTTTGCCTGCACCAGAAATGTAATCAAATGTAAATGTTTTGGCATCTTCTGCGTCAGATGGTCGGCCCATCTTGTCCAGCATTTCGGGGTGGAAATTGCGTGTAGCCAGCAAATCCAGCAGTTGTTGTGATATAGTATTCGTTGTTGCCATGGTAATATATTTAGCGCATCATTGCAATGAATGGGAATGGTTCAATTATGTTGTCTGTGTGGTCTTTTAGGTAGGAATTTAGGTCTGCATGATAGGTTTGTAACAACATCAGCATACGAGTGGCAAGTAATCCTGCCATCACAAGATCATCTGTTTCCCCGGGTTTGGCCGCATAACTAGAACCGGCAGCCACAAATGTTTTTAGTTCGGTAATCAAGGGCTTTGAGTAGATCTTCATACGCCCAGATTCTATTAGAATTTTGAACTTGTTACAGGCCACAATTTTGTTCTTGTTGGTAGTGGTA